TTTCGGCGAGTGTGCTCATTAGGCAAGGCTAACGATTGTTGGATTAGGACTGGCTATTGACTTCAACATTAGCGAGTCCTAATCTTTGCTGCATGGACAAGCCCACCGACTCCGAGATCATCGACCGCCTCGGCGGAACTACAGAAGTTGCGCGCATCTGCCAGATCAAGCCGCCGTCCGTCAGCGAATGGCGGTCCAGCGGCATCCCGTCGGCGCGCCGGCAGTTCTTGGCCTTGCTGCGTCCGGAGGCCTTCGAAGCCATGCCGATCAAGTCTGTTCGGCAGACGGTCGCGGCCCTCGTCGATACCCGAATGAGCAAGCGCGCGCTGCGGGCGAAGCTGGGCCTCAAGACCGACGCGCATCTGGCCAAAGTGCTGCGGTTGCCAACGGCTGAGGTTGAGGCGTGGCCGGAAGAGCTGAGCGTCCCGGCCTTGCCGCAGGTGCTGCAGCTGCTCGGTGCGCAGGAACAGCCGTCGCCGGCCGCCTCGGGGCCGGACGACCCGGACGCCGACCGTATCGACCTCGGCGTCCACGCCGCCTGATTGGCCGTCCCTGGCCTTCGTCCTTGAACTGAATTCATCCATGGCGCTGATCGTGCGCCAGCCGGGCCCGGCCCGAAACCTTGAAACACCCGTCTTCCCAAGGTGAACCATGACCTGCCGTACTTCCTCGATTAACTGGCTCGACTGCCTCTACAACGCCGTGCGCAAAACGCCGGGCGGTGTCATCGAGGCTGCCAAATGGCTGACCGACCGCCGCGGCAAGTCCATGCACCCGGAGACGCTGCGTTCCAAGCTTAATGGCACCGAGGGTGAATCGGTGACGATCGAGATCGCTGAGCTGCTGACCGAGTGGATGCAGCAGAAGGCCGGCGGCAGTGAGTACGCACTTGAGTGGATGCAGGCACTGGCCGGGCAGTTCGGCATGGCCGTTGACCTGGTGCCGCCGGCGCCGGAAGGCGGCTGGCCCGACGAGATCGCCGCGGTGCAGCTGAAGCTGTTGGAGATCACCACGCGGGTCGGCCGCCTCACTGGGACCGCAGTCGATGCGATCGGTGACCGCCAGATCGATAGCGACGAGGCTGCCCTGATGGTGAGCGAAGCTCGCGCGCTGCGCACGATGGCGCACCGCTTGGAGCGCAACGTGGCGCGCGCTGCTGCAAAGGGGAGGGCAATCCGATGAGCCATCTGGCCCGTTCCACCGATATCAGTACGAGCCATGAGGCCGCCGCGCACGTGGTTTCCAGCGGCCTGCAGACCGTTCAGCAGGATCGCGCTGCCAGCGCCCTCAAGTCGCACCCCGGCCTGACCAGCATGGAGCTGGCTAAGGCCACCGGTCACGACCGCTACATGCTCGCGCGCCGCCTGCCTGAGCTACTGGAAGACGGACGCGCATGGCGCGGCCCGAAGAAGCCGTGCGAGGTCAGCGGCCGCAGCGCGTGCACCTGGTGGCCGGTGGCCCTTGGCGACAACTTAGAACTGGCGGTGTAAGGCATGTCGACATTAATTTTCGCCCGGGCCCGTCGGCACGGCACCACTGTTTCGGTTTTCGCTGGCTTACGTCAGATGTTCAATTGCGCAGGGATTGCCCAGCTCGGGACACCCAGCCTGACAGCGGCATCACGCAACGCAGGGATTTGCGCGCCAAGCTTTGAGCGAGACTGGATTCCTGCAAAAACGGCCCTTTTGAAAGCTTGTTTTTCGTCGTCGCTCGCACCAAGCCCCAAAAGCAACTCCTCGAAATGCACCTTCATTTCGATGGGATCACGTTTTATGAAACTCATCCGGTTCTTCGCCGACATGGACGCGGCATCGGCATCGACCGCCGAATTCTGCTCGAGGAAATCGAAGAACTGCGTGAGGAAGGCTTGGTCATGCTGCTGGTTCTGGCTGATGGACATCGTTGAGTGCCTCAAAAGGTCCTGGGTGTCCTCCGAGTCTAGTGCGGTTCGGAACGGCCTGTCTGTACGCGGGGAGGCTTGACATGTCCACGATCATCATGAGCCTGTGCTGGCCGCTGCAGAGCCTGAGCGTTACGCAGAAGGCTGTTCTCATCTCCTTGGCCGATCAGGCCAACGACGACGGCGTGTGCTGGCCGGCAGTCGGAACCATCGCCAAGCGCTGCTGCATGTCGGCGCGCGCTGTTCGCGATGCCATGGATCACCTGGAGCTGGTGGGCCTGCTGTCGCGCGAGCGCCGGTTCAACAGCAGCAGCGTCTATGCGGTCACCCCAGCGAAGTTCGATGCGTCCGCCGCACCCTCGAAGAGCAAGCGGAAGTCTGGAAAAGCGGGGGATGCACCGGGCGCAGGTGCTGCGCCCCATGCAGGGGGTGCGCCCGGTGCAGGAGGGGATGCGCCCGGTGCAGGGGGTGAGGCAGGGGGCGCAGGTCTGGAGGTGCGCCCCGTGCCGCCTAACCGTCATATAACCCCCATTGAACCGTCAGGAGAACCGTCAGTTCCGGCGCTGGCCGCGCCGCTGTCGAAGGCGGCCCTCGAAGCGCAGATGCAGGAAGCCTGCAAGCAGACGTGGGCGGCCTACCGCATGGCATACCGCCTGCGGCACGGCGTGGATCCGGTGCGCAATGCCAAGGTCAACACCAACGTGCGGGACTTGGTGAAGCGGCTTGGCCGGGAAGAGGCGCCGCACGTGGCCGGCTGGTTCCTGAGCGTCAACGAGCAGTACGCCGTGAAGCGGATGCACGACTTGGGCGTGCTGCTGGCCGGGGCCGAGGCATACCGGACGCAGTGGGCCACTGGCCGGCAGGTCACGACGACCAGCGCCCAGCACGTCGACCAGACCCAATCGAACCTGAGCGCCGCAGATGAAGCGATCGAGCTGCTGCGCAGCCGGAGGCCGACCAATGCTGTCTGACCGCGAACAGGAAGACCTGGTAAAGGGCCTGATGGCCACGGCCGAGGTTATTGGTGACCAGCTGCGCCCAACCGCAGCGGCGTACATGGTGCAGGACCTGTCCTGCTACTCGTTGGCGGTGCTGGAGCGCGCGCTGGCCGGGTGCCGCCGGGAACTGAGGGGTCGCCTGTCTCTCGCCGCAGTGTTGGAGCGCATCGATGACGGCCACCCGTCCCCGAACGAAGCATGGGCCGTGGCCATCCAGGCAGCGGACGAGCGCAACACCGTGGTCTGGACCACGCTCACCCAGCAGGCATGGAACACCGCGCTGCCGTTGGTGCAGGCCGGCGACAAGATCGCCGCCCGGCCCGCGTTCCTTGAGACCTACGCCCGTCTGCTGAAGGATGCGCGCGCTGAACGCCTGCCGGCCAGCTACAGCCCGTCGCTGGGCTTCGACCTCACCAGCCGCAACGCGGCGCTCACGGATGCGGTGAGCAAGGGGCTGCTGGCGCACGACCAGGTGAGCGACCACCTACAGCTGACCGCGGCGGCGCCGGCTTTCAATCCAGTTGCTCTGTTGGCTGGGAAGGTCGAGGCCTCGCCGGGCGCCAACGCGAAGATCCTGGCGCGGCTGGAGGAACTGGCACGGGAGCTGGCCGCCTGATGCGCTCGCACAACAACCAGCTGGACATCTTCATGCACGACGCCCGCATAACCGCGGCTCAGGAGGCGCCCCTGTGGCGTGCTGCCGCTGCGCAGGCGCTGGTGGACTTTCAGTTCAGCTCAGTGGTGCGGAAGGACCGCCACGACTACTACCTGGCGAAAGCCGTCGAGCTGGAAGAAGTCGCCGCCCAGTCCAAGGCTGCGGCCTGATGTGGTCCAGCGCTCCACCGCCAACGGAGGCCGAGGCCGCGCGGATCGAGCTCGCCAAGACCGGCCCCTGCATGGCCTGTCTGGTCCGGTTCTCCGAGGGCCTGATGGCTCAGCACCACGTCGTCTACGGCTGTGAATACAACCACGCCAAGTCGGGAAACATCCGGCGCGGCCACTTCTTCGGCTACGCGCTGTGCCAGTGGCATCACCAGCGCTACCGGCATGAGCACATGACCCAGCAGCAGATGGTGGACCGATGGGGCCCACCGCTGCACTGGTCAAAGAAGTTTCACGAGGCATTTGGTTCGGACGACGAGCTGATCGCCCAACAGACCTTCATCAACGAACAGAGGCAGGCAGCATGACTAGCAAAACCAATCCGACCCCGGCTGCCGTGCGCGCCTGGCTGACCGCGAACGTGATCGATGCGCCCTGGACGATGGTGGCGATCTGCGAAGGATGTGCAGCGGAAACGATTGACCAGCGCAGAGCCGTCCGAGATGCCGTGCGGTACTGCGTGGGCGCGGGGTTTATTGCGCGCACAGAGACCAAGATTGGCCCTGTGTACGAGCTGACGGGGCAGGGGATGCCGCGAGTGGTGCTGACCGACGCCGAGCGGAAAGAGCGCCAGCGCGAGAGGGATGCGGGTCGTGCCAGGTCTGGCCGCCGGCCGCAGCAGCAGGCGGTAGCAGTTCCCAAGCGATCGCGCGCTGCCCGCGTGGCGATGCAAGCCGCGAATACGCCGGCACCAAGTGCGGTGAAGGTAGTGCCGCCGGTGGAGACGATTGAGCAGTTCCTGGCGCGGGGCGGTCGGGTGCACCGCCTGACGGCGCACTGGGAGCAGATGGAGCGTGCGGCATGAGTGACATCGAGAGGAGGGCGCGGGAGCTACTTGCTTCTGAGTATGAGGCCGATGGGTGTATGCAGCTGGCACGCATGATTCGGTCAGGGGCTGTCACTGATACGGATTTTGGGTCGGTGAAGATCATGCGTGCAATGCGCGCCATCATCGCCGCCCTTATGCCGCCCGAGGGCTACGTGATGGTGCCGGTGGAGCCGACTGCGGAGATGTTGCAGGCGGCTGCATTCGGCGTGGCCGGGAAGTCGGGGCAGAAGTTCAAGCCGATGATGTCGGCCGGCTACAGCGCCATGCTCGCCGCTCGCCCGGAGGTGCTCGGTGGCTGAGTGCGCGCTGGAACTGGTCAGGGCGGTGAGTTCAATCAACGAGAGCACAAGGGGAAGGGCGATGGGGAATGTACGTGAGCTGCTGTCCAGCAGGATGGGGCCAACAACCGTGAAGTTCGACACCGGCCGTGGCGGCGCGCCGGACCTGACCACGCAGGATATTGCCGCGGCGCTGGGAATGGTGCCCGCCGGCCTCGGTCGTGAGCTGCTGGAGGCCCTGTGGTGGCCAGAGAGTGCGGCGCGGCGCATCGACCATCTGCGGAAGGCCGTCATCGCGCTGGTGGCTCCGGAATACAACCGACACCAGCAGGTGCTGAGCTTGGCGCGTACGGAGTACGGCATCGCCAAAACCTGCATGGGCTGGGCGGGAAATGCGGTGACGGACATGCAGCGCCGAGAGTTCGCGCGCGCTGAGGCAAAGCTGGAGGCCACGCGCGCGCTGTGTTGGCCCATCAGCACCATGGAGCAGCTTGGCGGACTGGCGGTGGCGGTGATCGGTGAAATGGCCGCTGCCGGCTGCTGCAAGCGATGCGAGGGATTGCGCACACAGCCTGCACCGGAGGGCACCGGCGTCGTGGAGTGCGAAGCATGCGACGGCAGCGGCCTGGAGCAACTGAGCGGCCGGAAGCGCGCAACAGCCATCGGGGCCGACTGCTCGGCATACAGCAGGTTCTGGCAGCCAGTCTACGAGTGGATGCTCATCCAGATGCGAGCCGCAGAGAATGATGCTGCGCGGCAGTTCGGTCAGGCGCTTTCGCGCGCTGCATAGCGATGACTTGAAGGGTCATCGGAAACAGGGGCATTCTTGCCACTATCCAGACGCAAGCCCCGGCCACAGCCGGGGCTTTTTCTTTGCCCGCTTCCCAGACCGGATTAACCCTCGCGCCAAGCCGGCAGCGGGGCGGGCACCTATTGACCAAACCGGGAGGGGCGAAATGCCGAACCGGACAATCCACGGGGCAACCATGCGGGACGAAATCATCAGTACCGCGGCGAGTGCTGCGGCAAAGGTCACGCCGCCGGTTGCGGTCGCCGGTGCAGTCGCCGGCGGCGTCAACCTCGACCGCCTGGTCGTGATCCTGACCGTCGTTTACCTGGTCGGCCAGATCACCTATCTGGCGTGGCGCTGGGTTCGCGAGTGGCGGCAGGCTGCCAAGGCGGCCAAAGCATGAGCCGGGCCGGCGGCGCATCAGGCCGGTCCCTTGTGGCGTTGCTGGTCCTGAGCGCTGCGGGCCTTGTAACGATCGTTTCCCGCGAGGGTTATACCGAGACGGCGGTCATACCCACCAAGAACGACCGGCCGACTGTCGGGTTTGGCTCGACCTTCCACCCGGACGGCACACCGGTGCGTCTCGGCGATCGAATCACTCCGGATCGTGCCCTGCACACCGCTCAGGCACACATCGCGGGGGAGGAAAAGCGATTCCGCGCCTCGCTTCCTGGCGTCCACCTCACACAGGGTGAGTACGACCTCTATTTGGACTTCACCTACCAGTACGGGACAGGCAACTGGCAGACATCGTCCATGCGGCGCCAGCTGCTGGTGGGCAACTACCGTGCCGCCTGTGACGCCTTGCTGCTGTGGAAGCGTGCCGGTGGCTACGACTGCTCGACCCTGATTAATGGCAAGCCGAACAAGGTGTGTTGGGGCGTGTGGGATCGGCAGCTGGAGCGGCATGCCAAGTGCGTTGCCGAGCTTGCCCCATGAGTCGGGCCTACTTGGTCATCGGCCTGCTGATCGCATGGGCCGTGTGCTGCGTGCTGTCGTTCGCTGCAGGCTGGTCTTGGCGCGGGGATCGCGCGGCTCTCAGCACCGCCACGGCCGAGGTGGCCGACGCACGTGACGCTTTGGCTGGAGAGCAGGTGGCGCGGTCTGTCGATCGCGAGCAGGGAGCAGGCGTCCAGCAGGCGGGAGATACCGCCGACGAGCGAGAGGAAAAGATCAATGCTGACTATCAAGAGCGCATCGCGGCTGCTGTTGCTGGCCGCGATGGTGAGCTTGGCCGGCTGCGCGGCCACTGGGCCAGTTGCGAAACCAGCCGCCTGGCCGACGGTGCCGCCGCTGCCGCAGCGGCTGCAGAACAAGACCGACTACGCAGGCTCGGTGCGGCAGGAATTGTACGGGCCTGCGAGCTCGCCCAGTCCGAGCGAGACGAAACCGTAGACCGATACCGGGCCGTCGAGGCGGCCATCAACGGCGCCAAGCGCCCCTGATCCTTGGAGATCACCATGTCCCGAACCATCAAAGTACTCGGCGTCACCCTGTGGCCGACTCCCTCCCAGCGGCTCGCACAGCGCCTGCGTGCCGTCGAGGTCGACGCTGAGGCATTGCGCGCCGAGCTGGCCGAGGTGAAGGCGCACAGCGAGAATGTGGATTCCGCCGCCGGCTCACAGATCACCTCGCTAAGCAGCCAGCTGGCCGCGGTCAACGGGGTTCTGATCGAAGTGCAGGGTCGCTTGCCTCCGCAGCCGAAGACCAAGAAGGCCAAGGCCCAGGTCCGCCGCCGCAGCCCGCGCTGATGTCTGGGCAGGGCAAGGCCATGCTGGCGCTTGGCCGGCTCAAGGTCGGCCAGATGAACAAGACCGAGGCGGCCTATGCGGAGCGGTTACGCCAGCTAGAGGCCGCCGGTGAGATCCAGTGGCACAAGTTCGAGGGCATCAAGCTGCGCCTGGCTGACGGCATGTTCTACACGCCTGACTTTGCGGTGCTAGCCGCTGATGGCGTGATGGAACTGCACGAGGTCAAGGGCTTCTGGATGGACGATGCCAGGGTCAAGATCAAGATGGCTGCCGCCCTGTACCCGATG